ATTTTTCGACCAGTAAAAAATGGCTTACGGATTCCGCCGCCGCTTTGGTCGCTCCCGTCGCTCGTACCGACGAAGGCCCGTTCGCCGCTATTCCCGAAGGGGTAGAAGCGGGTATGGTCGTGGCGGTTACAACCGTCGGCGTTATCGTCGTCGTCGCCGCTCTTGGATTAGTCCTTACAACAAAAAGCATGACGTGATTAAGGGGGCGCATGATTCGAATGATAATTCGTTCGCCCCTATAGGTGCCCCCAACACCTTTTTTGGGTTCTGCCCAACCTACATGCCCAACGCCGTTGCTGGGGATACTGGTCACAATCCTCAAAAGGTTCGGACCAGTAAGAATGTTGGGTTCAGTGGATATCAGGAACGTGTTCATATTGCTACGGCTGAATCTTTGATTTGGCGTCGCATGGTTATTTGGTCATATAACCGGCTTGAGAATACGGCCGGTCCGACGAAGACGGATGATCAGGGTACTTCGTACACGACACGTCAGCTTACCCCGCTCCAATTAAACGAAGGGGTCCGTGCGTTTTTGTTCCGAGGTACTCAGGGTATCGATTACACTGAGAACACCTTGCATGAGGCTCCGCTGAATTCCGATCACTTTACCGTTGCGTATGATCGTACACGTGTGTTACAGCCTCGTCGTCCTACTGGTGACGAATACGGTCATATTTTTAATATGAAGTTCTGGAACCCTGGTGGAAGGATTATTTACTCGGATGATGAGGATGGTTTACAGAAGGGTCCTCTTGTGAACGGATGGTCTTCTCTTGGACGTGTGTCTAAGGGAAACATGTATATTTTTGATGTCTTTTCTACGGGGTATTCTTTGAGTAGTAATACTCCTTCTATTGCTAGATTTGCTCCGACTGGGACTCGTTACTGGACGGAGGGTTAGATACAATACAAATTGGATCCACCACATTGATTATGTGACAGTTGTTCATAAGCCAATCGTAGTCCACCCCTTTAGCGAAGTGTGGGTCCTCGTTCATGCACATGATTGAGGGTTTGCCCCAGTAGATCGTTCGCTTCTTTCGGTACTTGTCCGTGATGACGAATTGTTTTTGTGCGCCTAGCCACCCCTTGTATGAGTGGAAGTATTCGAATCCTCCCTGGATGTCGTCGAAGACGGCGTATTGACAATCGTCGGAGAATTCGTCCATGTTGAATTGTAGGTTGAAGTACGCATGGTGTCCCAACGATCTGGCGTATAGCGTCTTTCCGGTTCTTGTTGGTCCCCATAAAATGAGTGATTTAACTCTGCCCAAGTAAAGATCAGTAATGGGGTTCGGGGCGAAGCCCTGAAGCGGACAAGATTTGATCGTGCGAGGACGCTACGTCGGCCGCAGCGCCAGCAGACTTACCTCTCGGGTCTACAGTCCCCAATGGCTGCCTGATTCTCCCACTCGGAGATCTCAGGATAGCGTTCTCTCTCCACAATGATGGGCGGCGCCTCGTATTCCGGTTTCTCGTCGGGGTAATAAAAATTGGCGTATTCGATGATGCGCTGATTGGATAGCAACCAATCTCTTGGAGCTTGTTGACGGACAGCCGACAGAAATGATTCTTTAGTGTCGCAGCTGATGATATCAGCCCACTTATTTGAATTATCCCCGTCACATGAGCGAGCATCTGCTGGGGGCTCGCCGTGCTCAAGTCGGATGTCTCCATCCTTGCCGACATAATCGAAGACCTTGTGTGGAGTTCGACGAATCGATTTAATATTGCCGTGAGCTCCAAAGTAGTCGAACGCAGTTGCCGAGTTGACAGTGACAATCTTGTCGAAGCCAAGATATATGTGGTAATGAATTCCTCCATCCGAATGGCGCTCTCGTCCGAGTCGACAGCATAAAGGATTTCCAAAATTCGCTGTGACACGTTCAAGGAAAGGAGTTCCTGCGTCGAATTCATGTTGGAGGTGTTCGGGGACTTGTGGAAACGTAATGATAAGATTTCTTGCTCTGACTTGGAATCGTCGAGGCATTTTAAGGAGTCGTTCACGTGACGTGTGCAAATAGAGAGAGACTTGGCTAATATTATCTCTCTCTATTTGCAGTTTGCACATTGCACATGGCTGCCTATAAATACCCCTCATCCCCCCTGCGGTGAGTC